GTGATGAGCGTAAGATGATTGACAATATGATGACTAAGCTACGTACACTTGTGCAAGAGCTTAACATTGTATTGATCTGTGTAAGCCACCTGCGTAGGCCAACAGGCAACCAAGGCCATGAGGATGGAGGTAGTGTTTCATTGTCACAGTTGCGAGGCTCTGGAGCCATTGCACAACTGAGCGATGCAGTGATTACCTTAGAGCGTAATAGTATGTCAGAGAATGAATCAGAGCGACACTTAACTAAGATTGCAGTTGCTAAGAATCGCTTTTCAGGAGACACAGGGCCAGCGTGTAAGTTACAATATAACGGGTACACTGGCAGGATGTTAGAAGTACAGGAGGAGACTCTATGAGCGGAGACGGAGGTAAAGGAGATACACCAAGGCCAATGGTTGATCGTAAACAGTTTGAAAGTAATTGGGAGACTATCTTTAGGAAGGTAAAACCAGTTGAAGAACTGTTAGATGATAAACATACTAAGCATAAGGAAACAAATGATTAATATATCTATCGAACAATTGATTGTAGGTGCTACAGGTGTGGGATATTTGATCGTTGGTGTGCTACAATGGAGCAAGGGCGAACTATCCAATGGTATGATCTGGACAGGATACGCCTTTGCACAAGTTGGCTTGTGGATTAACTTGAAATGAGACCTATTAAACAAAGGAAGAATATGCCAGATATAACCATGTGCAACGATTACTCCTGCCCCGACTTTGATAGATGCTATCGAGCACAGGCTAAACCAAGCATGAGGCAGAGTTACTTTTGTGGCTCTCCTCGAAGTAAAGATGAGTGTACTTATTTCTCTCCCTTAGACACTGAAGAAGAAGCATATGCGAATCGTCCTAGACATAGAAACCAACATAGCACACGACAAGATTAACCTTGTAGTAACTAAAGATATTGATACCGGAGAAGTAAAGTTATGGAAAGCAGCAAGCAACCTGCCGGAGTATTTAAAGGGCGCGTCATTGATAATTATGCACAACGGCATAAGTTTCGATGCACCAATCTTGAATCGCTTATGGAAGACGAAGATTCGTTTGAGTCAAGTGTACGATACATTGATAGTAAGCAGGCTTCTCGATCCGAGCCGCGAGAACGGACACAGCCTCGAAGCGTGGGGAGTAAGTTTAGGCACGAGTAAGCTAGACTACTCTACAACGTGGGAATGGATGATGAACCGGAGAGAGGAGTATAAAGGTGAATGCTTCGATAATCCTATTGATGGTTTACTTAGCTTTTATTGTGTACGCGATGTGGAAGTAACTCATAAGCTGTATCTCAAGCTAGTCAGTGACCTGCAAGAGAAACAGTTTAGTAGTGAATCCGTAGAGCTAGAACACAAGGTAGCTTCTATCATTGCCCAGCAGGAACGTAATGGTTTTAAATTGGATATACCATATGCAACAGTGTTACTTACTACTATCAAGTCGAGATTGGCAGACATATATGAGCAGATGCAAAAGCGATGGCCTGAGCATACCGTTGAACGATACTCTGACAAAACTGGAAAGAGACTCAAGGACAGCGTGGTTACTTTCAATCCCGGAAGTAGACAACAGATCGGTGAGAAGCTCATTGAACTAGGGTGGAAACCTAAAGACTTTACACCTACAGGGCAACCTATTGTTGATGAGTCTGTGTTGTCTAAGTCAACCATTCCTGAAGCTAAGATGATCGCTGAGTACCTGATGCTTCAAAAGCGGATAGCTCAGATAACCTCTTGGATGGAAGCTGTGGGTGATGATGGTCGCGTACACGGTAAGGTTATTACCAATGGTGCGGTGACCGGAAGGGCTACACATAGTACGCCTAATCTTGCACAGATTCCAAATACATCTTCTGTATACGGAGCTGAGTGTAGGCAGTGTTGGACAGTAGAGGAAGGTATGGTTCAAGTTGGTGTAGACTTATCTGGTGTAGAACTTAGATGTTTATCTCACTATATGCAGGATGAGGAATGGCAGCGAGAGCTTTTAGAGGGTGATGTACATTGGAAGAATACACAAGCGTTTGGATTGGTTCCTATGGGTACAGCAAAAGAAGACAGCAAGGAACATAAGGATGCACGAAATCTTAGTAAAACTCTTACCTATTCTGTGCTATACGGCGCAGGTGCAGCTAAGGTTGGAACTACAGTAGGAGGAACTGCAAGGCAAGGCAAGAAGCTAATGGATAACTTTTTAAACAATACCCCTTCTTTGAAGAAGTTAAAGGGTAAGGTTGATAAACTATCTGCTAAGGGCTTTGTTCCTGCTATTGATGGAAGAAAAGTTTGGGTACGATCTGAACACGCAGCATTGAATAGTCTGTTACAATCAGCAGGTGCTATCATTGCTAAACAATGGATCGTTTGTTTTACAGAGGAATTAAAAGAAAAGAAAATACCTTATAAACTACTTGCTTGGGTACATGATGAGGTACAATTGGAGACCCCACTAGAGTATGGTGAGACAGTTGGTAAGATCGTAGCAAGTGCAGCTAAGACAGCAGGGGATATTTTAAAGTTCCGTTGTCCGATTGCTGCTGAATATAGTATAGGAAAAAACTGGTATGACTGCCACTAAGTATCCACAAGGATATTTTAAGGATAAGGAATGTAAGACTTGTAAAAGTATTTTTACTCCCACAAATCCTTGTAATATTTATTGTAGTATTGCCTGTAAAGGTAAAAATTCTTATTATAAAAGAAACTATGGTATAACAGATGCTGACTTAGCTGCTATGAAAGTAGAGCAGGACAACAAATGTTATTTATGTGATGATGTTGGTTTTTTGATTGGTAAAAACAATCACAACGAAAGACTAGCTGTGGATCACTGCCATAAAACAGGTAAAGTTAGAAGACTACTCTGTCATAACTGTAACCGTGCTCTTGGTTTATTTAAAGATAACCCGGAACTTATGAGGAAAGCAGCTACTTATATTGAAGAAAATAAATTGTAAAAGTATTGACATTACAGAAAAGTGATGTATGATAGATGTTAAGCAGCAAGTGTGATGGAATTGGTATACGTAGCAGACTTAAAATCTGCCGCCGAAAGGCTTATGGGTTCGAGTCCCATCACTTGCACCATCCGCAACGAAGTTAGGATTCTCGCTACGCTGCGACAGTTATGAGGGCCAAGAACTTGACGAGTCCAGTGACAGCTTGCTTGCAGGCGATTAAAGTCATGCGGATGAGTACGCAACCCTCACCATTCTCTATTCGCTAATAACGAATATGACTGTTAGGAAAGACTAGCATAAACTTAAATAAGGAAATTAAATGGAAAATACTAAACCCGTCAAAGTCTCTGGTCAAATCTTCTGGGCTAACTGGATGAAAGAATTTAACACTAAGTTTAATGATGACAATACGAAGTATGAATGTACACTTGGCATGTTGTCTGATGCTGCTGCTGAGGCCATTAAAGAGCTGGGTGTGGTGATTAAGAACAAGGACACAATGGGTAATTACATTGTAGGTAAGTCTAAGTTTGTATTCGAGCCTGTGGACACTGAAGGTAATCCGGTAGATATCTCTAAGATTGGTAATGGCACTAAGGTCACAGCTTTGGTTAACTCCTATGCTCATAAAATGTCTAGCAAGTTTGGAAAAGCTCCATCAATCGGTAAGATCATCGTTACAGACTTGGTTGTCTATGGTGACGCTGCTGAAGATGATGACTCAGACGTCCTCTGATAGTGCGCCTAAGTTAGCCTTAATTGACGCTGACTTTTTAGTGTATCGCATTGGTTTCACCACGGAGGAGGAACCTTTGCGTATCGCTAAAGCAAGGCTTACAGAATGGTTGGAAGACTTTATCTATATCAATCTCAAGGCTGACAATTATCTAGCTTGGATTACAGGTAAGTCTAACTTCCGTTTTGACATAGCTAAGACAGTTCCTTATAAAGGCAATCGTAAAGACGTTGCCCGTCCTAAGCACTACGAAGCTCTACGTGAGCATCTAATGCGTAGGCACGGTGCAGTACTAACAGAGGGTGAAGAAGCTGACGATACGGTGGCTATTGAATCTGTTAAACAC